GCCCGCCGATCGGAACCCGCTTCTGGGACTCCGCCATGACGGCCAGGGCGAACCGATACAGACCTTTCCCAGTGCCCTTGGCGACTTGCTCCGGACGAGCCTTGAGCCAAGCCAGAGCGCGCTCCACCCCGCTGATGTTGAGAGTGAGCTTCATATGAGGACGCTCCAGTACATCAGAGAAGAGTCGTCGTTCTGGCGCTGCACATCGAGGATCGGAACCACGTACGCGGAGCTGCTGGTCACGAGGGGACTGTACCCGGCCGGCAGCAAGATCTGGTCGGCAGGACCCACGACGACCGCGGTGCTGTTGGTGCTCACCGGAGCCATGTAGATCCTGGCCGCCGG